TCCTTTATATCTTGAATAATGTACATAAATTACTGTATTTGATCATCATAATTCTTTTTCTAATGCTGTCATATCTCTAGGACTTGCATCTGATTCAATCTTTTCCTGCATATCAGGAGAAAGTCATGCTTCTACTTTTCATGTATTCATCCAAATATCTGAGTTTGCTTTAACTTCTTGCACTGACATAATTCTTTCAAATCCCATGTATTGGAAGTTCTCAGCTGATGTATGTCCACTTGGATCAGGATACCATGATTCAGGTGCTACTACTTTGTAGCTAGGATTCTTATAGTCTTGACGATCATCCCATCCGTCTAATAATCTGATTCATACTCATTTTGTGAACCTATTTTTTTGATTAGTATAATCTGCTTTTTCCATAGAAAGATTATCATAATCATACTCACATACTGATTGAAAATTACTAGCTTCAATAAAATGATACAAGTCTCTACTTGTCCATTTAATACTCAATTTGTCTTGATAATATAATGCTAATAATGAATTTGTTAGACTTCTGATAAGATTTACTTTAACTTTTTCGTCCGCAACGTTAGAAACATTATAGAGCCATGTCCTGTCTCTCATGGTTTGTCTCTTTTGTGATGAAGCATTTTTACTGGTTGTGAACTCCGATATAGTTAGCTCTTTAATCTTTTTTAAATCTTTTCCTTTGAATTCCATAAAATAGATTGTTGGAATTAAAACTTATTTTCTTATATTCGTTTATTTTAAAAAATCAAGCCTAATTTAATAAAGTTGAATTAACGACAACTCATCAATCGCTTGGATCTTCTAAATGATTTGGTTCATTATCTGCAAAATATTCTGTAGCTGTTCTGTAGTGAGAGTTCTCATCATGTACTGGTTTATCCTTCTCTGATGTACTTTCAGATCATTCTTTTATTTGTGGATAATGCGATTGAATTATTGCCTGTTCTCGATCATGACATTCGCTATCATAAAATACTCTATTCAACATTAATTGAGTTTTATTGATTCTTTCTCTCAATGTAGATTTTCTATTTGTTGTTAAATTTATTCACATTTCTCTCAATGCTTCTCTAATTGTCTCAGTTTGTACTGTGGTCTTAGTATCAGAATTGTATGGATCTCAGAAATGATCACTAAATCTGATCATTCTCATATACTCCATCAACTCATAGTCCTCAGTAGTATATGCTCGATTATTTCATTGATATGGTTTTCATATTACTAATCATGCAAAGTCTTTTATATGCCATCATACTCTTTCAAATGTTTTTATCACAAATAACATTCATGTTTTATAATCCTTTTGCCATAATATAAAAGCATTTGAATCTCTACCAAAATCCCATGATCAATATGTTTTTCTCTTTATGTCATATACAAATGTTCCTTTTGATGCCATCCTTGTAAATAGTGGATAAACTGCTCATGATACTGATGTTTCATAACTTATATCTATCTCTTTTGCTAGATCTAATGTTGTTCTAGTAGCTTTCTGCATATCATACCATGCTTGTGTTTTTAGTGGATGATCACGCCAATGTAATCTGATCTTTTTACATAAATAATGTTTATAATCTTTATGGTTGGTCATTACTTTTCAATATACGTTGTTGGTTCATTCAGGAGTTCATCAGAATATTCTGCAATCTGTAACATCCTTTGTCTTTCTAAATGCAGTAGAGTCTCTAGTCCATAATGCAAACTCATCTAACCATACACTTTTTCTACGTCATCATGTTCAAAAGTTAGGTCATGAATCTCCTGCTATCTCTTTGTCTCAATCTTCTTTTGATGATATACTCATATATTTTGATGCCATATCGTCAGGTAGCATCCACTCAGGAAGCCTAGACAATACGTATCTATATCTTTCAAAGTTACTATCCATATTTCATTGCTCATCTACATAATCCTCTTTATATGATCATGATAATGTACTCCATCAGTGAAATAACCATCATCGTGTATATATTCAGATCATCTGCCATGAGAATCATACGTCTCTAGTTTTCTCTACAAATACTTCTTCTCATTTCTCAATACTATTAACTATTGATAATATAAAATCGTTTTGAAATGGATATGGTATGAACGGTAGATGCGGTTTATCTAGTCTAGGATTATATGTCCATAAGAATAATGCAAAGAACATTAATGGACTCTTTTTACATTGTTCTAAATAAAACTCTTGGAATTTTTTATCTCATTCAGCACGTCTCATTATAGATATTCTTTTTTTCAGATTGTTGTGCTGTACTTGTTTTATATATTCGTCTCTTTGTTCTGTTGAATATTTTACGTTTGATCTCCACTTCTCCAATGTTTCTTCTCTAGATAATCAAGAAAAATCTAACATTTCTTCTATCAAAAAGTTCTCAGGTACATCCATAACATTATTTAAAGTGTAATCTTGTGTCATTTATTTCTTTCAATTTGCAAAAAATTCTCCTAATTCCTCCATTAGGTCTTTCTCATTAAGTTCTTGTTTCTTCTTTCAATCTGATGTTGATTGTTGATCTTCTCTTAGATCAAATATACTATGCTCTGCACTTAGTAATAATTTAGCTATGCTTGAATTGTATTGTCAGGTTATACCTAGATCTTTAAGCATTCTTAGTTGGATACTCAAACATCTCTTGTACGATAGAAAAAAAGACGGATATAATAATTTACCTTCATTTCTGTCAGTAGCCCAGTTCCTAAGTGTTCTAACATCAACTCATATTTTCATTGCAAATCACTCAAATCGTGGTGGAGCTTTTGGTCTAGTGTTGATTCTCTCCCTCATCACTCAATTTTTTCATACAAATTCTTCTGTAATATATTCTTCATAGTATCATCATTTTACATGATTCTCAAAATATTCAAGCATCTCTTTTACATATTTAGGTTTATATTTTGAAGGCGATCATTTTCATATGTTGGTATTTACTTTAATTCATTTCTTATTATTTATTTCAATTTCTAAGATTCTTTCGTCTCTAGATTGTTTCTTCTTAACTATTTGTTTCTTAATCTTTGTGGTTTTTGCTGTACTTGTTCACGTTTTTTTGGCACGTTTTGCTAGATCTTTCATTGTTCAAGTCTTTTTTACCATGCTTCTATTTGTTACGGATAAATTTTCCTAATTGATCTTTAACATGAGCATCTAGTTGTTTTCATAAATTATCTCTTAAAGCTTTCTCAGCTAATTTTAGATCTTTAGTCCATAGCATTCATGATTCTTCGATCTTTTTTCTTAGCTTATTTGAAATAATACTTTGTCATTGAATTGTATCTCATTCAATGTAATAAACAACGTCTCCCATTTCTAATTTCTCCATGTGTAGTTTTAAATAATAAATAAGTTTGCAGAGTGTCGAATCGAACGACCGTAACCTCGCTTATGAGACGAGATCGAGAACCAGCACTCTCCCTGCATTATATGGGAGGAAAATGTTTAATAAACCTCCCAAATCGAATCGTATGACATGATTCAGTATCCGTAGCCCCACCTTGCTAGAGATCATGATAGCCCTCTCTTTGTGCTACCAAGCCGTGTGTAGTTTTATTTATAGAAGTCGATTTGACCATCATAACTGATTCCATTATCCATTGCATGGTATATGGCAATTCTTGCTCAGTTTTTTAGATCTTCCATAACATTCACTATTCATTTTGTACAGTTTAATTCTGATAAATCAACAATTCTTTTTGCGGGAAAAGAATTTCTATCAAGAACTCCTGCGATTTTACAATCAGTATATCATACCGTAACATTCCATGTATGCATTGGATATGCAGAATATGCAACTCCATCAACATCTAATGTTACTACTAATTTTCATCCAATAGCATCTTGCGGTGCTTTAACAAATGTAGCATTTAGTCAATCCATGTAAGAAACTTTTGTAAGATTTCTGAATACATTTTTTGATGTGCTAGATTTTAAACTCCAATTCCATTCAGCATCTTTAGTTGTATAAGTTACTGCTGGTCTTTCTGATATTGCTACAATATCTTCTATCATATCAATTGCTCCTTCTGCTTCTTCTTCTACTACTATAACTGGTGTTTCTTTCAATGTTGTAATTTCTGTTAATAACATGTTTGATCTTTTTACTGCATTTGCTAGATCTGTTTCTAATACTTCATTTTGTTCTACTGCTAGTTCTAACTTAGCTGAATCGTCTCATGCTCCTCCAAAGATTACTAATCAAATTAGGAATCCTAGTCATAGTATAGCCAATACTGTAAGTCAGTTTTGTAATGCTCTTTTCATTTTGTTTAAATGTAATAATATATAAAAAAGTTTAATCACTTCGTGTTTGTGCCTTTACTGCTCGCATTTGTGCAGATTGTGCTTCTGTAATAGCAATACTTGCTAGTCTTTTAGTCTCTTTTCATGCTCATTCTGAATTTCTTAATGCATCCATTTTATCAATAATTGTAGCATATAGTTGTTTAAGTTTTCATACCTGATCATCTCAACTAGGATTAAATCTTAATCAAACTGACTTTTGTCAGAAAGATAATTCAGGCATTTTTTCCACTGATGGTCATAGTCATGTAGAGTTCATTTTTTTTAATATAATTAATATAAAAGGTTATTTCTCTAGGTTTCTTGTTCAAAATCTACTAACAAGGTATGTTAATCAATCTTTTGATAATTCTATATTTTTTCATTCTACCTCGATCGTCATCTCTATTTCGTCTATCTCCTTACCTTCAATAACAATATATAATGTACTGTTTGAGTCGATTTTTAGTCTTGTTTCTTCTAGCAAATATTTTATAGCATAGAAATAAAAGAATTTATCTGTATCATCTGCAAGATCTTCTATTTCTTCTTCATGACTCTCTAATTCACTTTTGAAATGCTCCATATCTCCCTGAACTTTTCTAAATGAATTATTTGTATCTAATACATAATCAGATGCATTTTTTCTAATTTTTATATTATCTGCTTCTCATTTTTCTAGTCTATCAATCAGTCATAATACCGCACAGAATAATACTGCTATAAGTACAAATAATATTATAATTACTGTTATCATCTTATTTTTTCTTTAACTCAGATAAAATCTTTTTTGATTCTACATCCCCAAATACTTTTTTAATATAATCAGCATCAGGTTTATGTTCTCCAGAGATTATACTACCTCTGAACTGCTTTTTGAACTTTGCTATATAATCCTCTGCTTCTCAATAACATGTAGGTTTTGTCATAGCAAACTCAGGTATAATACCCATAAGTTCATTGATGATACCTTTCTGATCTTTTGAAATAGCAAATACCTCTAATTTGTCAATATTTCCTTTGGCAATTTGATCTAATTTGTCTTTAGCTGATTGCAATAACTCAGTAGTTACTGGTACTACATCATAGATCTTCTCAGGCAAATCAACCTTACCTTGCATGAAGTTATCATTACAATGATTTGATAGATCAATAGGATTCTTCAAAGATTCTCAACCAAATACTGCATGTCCGTAATTTCAAACTTTCTTGTAATCTAGATATTGGTTAGGTATATCATAAGTAAATTTACCAATACCTCGCTTTACTCCTGCTCTTTTAAATGCTCATGATGATGTAGTCTTCTCTTTTCATTCCTTTGTGTCTCCCATATCAGATCTTCGTAATCGTTCTCCATCTACTCTAATTCAGATACTACATACAGTTTTTCCTGCAACTGTAGTAATTTTGTCTTGCCAGTTGTTTATACCAATAAGATTGTTTAATTGATCCATAGTATCTCTAGCATCAAAGTATGCTACACAGATACATTTTGTATCGTTTTTGTAAGTTGTTTGTACCATTCGTTTTACCTCAAATGGCTTAAATAAATCAGTTAATCATGTCATACGTGTGATTTTTAAATATAAAAGATAGTTCTTCTTTACAATAGAGATTATTTCTACTAATACAAGTAGTAATTATACCTTTTCTGCTAACTTATCGTTATCATCTCATGGGAAGCACTACAAAACTTCTTTTGCAGTAACAATAAATCCATCAGGTTTCCTTTTCCACAATCTAATCAATCTCTCTGTAAACGGAATCCTAATATATCTATAAAATAGCTGAGTTTTAAGCCTTCTACCTGATAATTTCCATTTAGATAAAGGTTTACCTCGAGGATCTCATGGTTCTGTGTATGGATATGGTGCTTTCATATGATCCATTGCATTTTGTAATATCTCTGCGGTCATCTTTACTTTTTCCATGATCTCTAATAATATAATAAAACTAATCATCTCATGGTCAAACAACAGTACCTTTTCAACAACTAGGACATTTTGCTTTCTTTTTTAATATCTTAGCAAATAAAGTTAGTGAATAATCTCAATATATGTATTCCTTATATTCACAATCTTTGCATCTTATATAACATATTGCTTTATCTAATTTCATGTTGTTTTTTCGCTAAAAGGTTTAAAACATCTTAAAAGATCGTATTCAGTATATGTAAATACTTCTTCTTCTAATTCTTCCCAAACCATCATCATTATATATCTATTGTGTATATCTATTGCAACAACCTGATATAAGTTATCATCTCCATGATCATCCCTATGCTCGAAATTCTTTCACAAAAATTTCTGTTTGTGTTCAATACTTGTTTCTGTTACGTCTATTCGATCAGAGGAATTTTCGATTGTTGTTGCTGGTATTAGCAGAGATTCAGCTGGATTAGAGTAATCCCCAAAATATACACGATAATGTGTTTTAGAGAATTCATTTGCTTTCCAGTTATTTGTTTTATGCATGTATTTTTTAATAATTTTCATGTGTAGTTATTTAATATAATAAAACTATTTTCATCTACCTCTATTTAATGCTTCTCTAGCTTTGTCTTTATCTATAATAGGTTTTGGACTTGTATCTACTTCGTATTTCTTTGTGATCTTCTTTTTTGCTTTAATATATTTTGTATCTTTGCTTACAGG